GAAGTGAACTTGCCGCCAACGAAGTCAATAACCTCACCAGCGATATGTTTCAACCACTTGAAGTGAGTCACGATAACGTCGATAACAAAGCCCATTGGTCCCATCATGATGAGCAGAAGCAACTTCCAGTGGTTACCGATCCAGTTGATGACACTCCTTGCAATCCGTAAGAAGTCATGGAACCGAGCAATCACAAAGTCTACAGTGTCTTTCGCAGCGCCCTTCATCCAAGTCCAGATCGCTTGTATTGCGTGTCTGAACCAGGAGCACTTCAAGTAAAGGACCACGAAGCCTGCAGCAAGTGCAACGACAGCACCGATAATTAGGAAGATCGGGTTGGCTTCCATTGCTATATCGAGCAGTATCCAAGCCTCACCGAGTGACCGAACACTCATGGCAAGTGACAGGAACGCTCTGATGGTGCCGAATCCGGCAAAGATCGCGTTGGCCAGTGCGGCAAGAATTACTGCACCGCGGTACGCAATGAACCCAGCAACGAGTGGCGCCAAGTAAGGAAGTATCTTTCCAAGTGTCGGCGCGATCTTCACTAGCCAGGTGATAACACTGGACATCCCCTTCGCAAAGGCAACACCTATGGGAATCAGGAAGGTTCCAATTTTCACCATGTCTGCTTGGATCTGCGCCCATGCGGCATGAATCTGAAAAGCAGCGGTACGGTGCGTTGCTGCAATTCCCTTGGCGAAGTTACCGCTAGTCTTGTTGATCTGGTTGATCTTCATTCCGTAACGGTCAACCTGATTCATCAAAACTTCAAGCACTCGGCCACGACCACCGGGAAGAATGTCGCCAAGCGTTGCCTCTCTTTGCGCTGGCGCCAGTCGATTCAGGTGAGTCCTCAATTCCATCAGTGCTTGAGGCAGACCTTTAGTCCGCATGGTGTTAGAAAGCTCGTATGTACCGAGACCGATACTCGATAGTGCCTTACGCGCCTTTGCGGTCGGATCGGTGAGGAAGTGGAATGATGTTGCCAACTGCGCCATTGCCGACGAACCCTGATAGCCCTCGTCAGTCAAAGTCGCTAGTGCGCCCATCACGTCGGTCATGCCAAGGCCAGCGAGTTTCGCCGCTCCGAGAACACCTGTACCCAGTGACTCAACTAGTTGCTGCATCCGAATGTTACCTGCACCAGCGGTAGCATTCAGGGTACTCATAACGTTATACAAGTTACCAGCGCCCTTGATATTCGTCAGCCAGGCGGCACCGAGTGCGGTTGAAGTGTCTTCCAGATTCGCGTTACCAACAGCAGCACCTTGCGAAGCGATCTTCAGCGCATCCAAAGCTTTTGTGCCGCGCAGTCCGATTGACTCCAAGTGGTACAGACCTTGGGCAAGTTGCACCGGTCCCTGTGCGTACATGCCTGAAGCACTCATGCCCAAGATCGACTTGGACATGTTGGTCACTTCAGTTTGCGTTGCGCCTGCCTGAGTGTGAACCAACTCCATCTGCTGCTGGAAGTTGATAGCCATCTTCGTAGAGAAGTAAGCGAACACACCTGCTGCTAGTCCTACGTTACGAAATGCCTTGCTCGCGAGGCCAGCAGCACCAGTCATACGTTTGCCCATTATGTCCGACTGGGCAGTTGTTTCCTTTGCCGCTGTCCCAATACCACGGACACTGGCAGACGCTTCTCTCGTACCGGCGACGAACGCCTGCAACCCGCTCAGTTTGAGCAGGATGTCAAGTACTTCGCCTGACGAACCGCCACCGTTACTGAATGACACTACTAGCCACCAAAGGTTCTGGCAACGGCATTGGCGATCCTTACAGCAAGAGCGTCATCGCGCTCTTCCATGATCTTGATTGTCCGTTGCACTATTGCTTGCATGACTATCAACTTCATCTGGTCATCGCACTGAAGCAATTCCCAGCCGTTGAGACCTACCAGTTGTGCTTTTGCTGCCTCGACTATCGTCGGTTCGCTGGAGATCAGAGTAAAAAATCTTCATCCGATTCTCTAGTCCTGTCTGCTAACCAGGCGCCTAGAATCAAACTCTGTTGCAGAATGGCGTGCTCACTTCCGAACAAACCGAGCACTACTTCACGTCCACCATCTGCTTCGTATTTCAAAAGACGAGCTAGTTTAGCGTCCAAACGAACCACCGGCTGACCACTTCCACCGACGCTCATCCACTCCTTTTCAGAAGCATCCTTGCGACACAAAACTCGCTTACAAGCAGCTCGTAGTGTGTCTATCGAAGCCAACAGATTGGTACCTCTTCCGTCCACCGCACGAGTTTCACGGCGAACCTTCCGAGCGATTGCCTCGGTGATCTCTGAACCGATGTACTGGTACTCGATTGCAAGCAACCCGTGGTAACCAGGCACTTCGATCAGCTTTGTCTTTCCGAAAGGCTGTGCTTCAACTCGCGCTTCGCGGATCGAAGACATAACACCTTCAGGGACTTCACCGTTCTCTACAACCTCGACTTCTTCGTCAACTTCGGGAATGTCAGCATCCGGTGCAACAGCGTCAGCCGGTAGTCCTGCGAACTCCATGATTCTCCCCTTGTTAGTCGTCGTTAGCTGAACGAAGTGAGTGAGTTGACCGAAACGACAATTGCGAGCAGCGCAGCGTTCGCAGCATTCGAATCGACCTTTGGATCGGTAACTGTCTTCAATGGCCCTGCCGCCTGAATGTGCGGACCGAAGACAGTGTAATCGCGATTCAGTGGGTACTTCGAAGCGACGCACCCTCCGATCCCAACCTTGTTGAGAAGGAATCCGAGAACTGGCGCGTCGCGGCTTAGACGGTAGTTCCGAGTTAGAGTCAGATCCGAGAAGGTAATTGAACCACCAAGATCCTCTTCGTCCGGTTGGCCGCCCGAGCGGTACTTTGTGCTCGACGAGTCCTTGTCACCACCATCCCACTTATCCCACACGCCGAGATCTACGCCGTCGATGGTGAGTGTGACGAGAAATAGTTGTTCGCGAGTGCCGTCTGACATCGTTCCCTCCTTTCTATGCGGCGAGTGACTCCGTAACCGGAATCTTAGCGATCATTACGTACACCTGCTCTGCCATGCTACTGGTTCGCAAACCGACCTTCGCGAAAAGCTGGCCGTTAGAGAACGTAGTGGCAGTGTTGACTTCTGGTCCGGTACCGACTGAGAATGCTTCCTGCGGAGTGTTACCGAACAGATCACCGTTCAGGTAGAACGGCATCAACGCACCAGTGAGAGCAGCTGCCCACTTCTTGATGGTGAAACCAGCACCGTCGAGCTTGCTGAACACAAAGTTCTCAGCGACAACACTGAGTGCCCACTCGACTGCCATGATGGTGCGGGAAGAACCGAATTCCGACCAGTCCTTCTTTGTGGTCTGATCGGCCAGTGACCGGAAACCGTAGGTTCTCGGAACACCGTAAATCAAGCGAGTGACGTTTACGCCGGCGCCGTTCAGAATCGTTCTGTCACCGTCACTCCATGCCGGTTGACTTAGGTCGCGAGCGTACTGCGCAACACCGAGGACACCAGCGGCAGCATCGTCGGAACCGTAACCTTGACCGTCATTGCGAGCAAGGTTTCCAGCGATTCGACCGCACGGTGGAACTGTTCGAGTCGCTCCAGGCACAATGCCTGGAATGATGTCCCATGGTGCGAACATTCCACACCGCCAGTCACCGACTTGGCCAGTGACGGCCTCAGCGGCAGTGACTAGATCCGCAGCAAGCGGTTGATCGGGAGCATCCAGAATCCCGATTCGCTTCGTGTCATCCGCGAACTGAGCGACAGCTAGCTGCGTCGGAGTATCGGTTACTCCTGGAACTGAAACACCACCAGGCCCATACTCGCTATGGATATCACCGAGCAGATCGGCGAGATCAGATGGCGTACCACCCTTTACTGCGGTGTTTACGTACGCTCGGTAACCACCTTCACGGAAGTACTCCTGAAGGGAGTCGTAAATCGGACAGGTAGGATCACGAGGACCAGCCAGTGAAGCAAACTGGTCAATCGAGTAAACCCATCCAGATGAGGCATCCGGTGCAAATCCAATCGGAAACCACGTACTGAGCATGTTGAAAGCCGTCGGATTCGGCGGCGAATCAACAATCTCAACTACATAACCAGGGAGTGGCAAGTCTAACCTCCGTTCTTGGTCACGTCGACTTCAAACTGTGGTGCTCCATCAGCTGTTGGGAGTGGAGCAGGTGGAGCGTATGGATCGTCAAGCGGTGGTGCAACAGTGCCATCCCAAAGTCTAGGAGCGCCGTAAACGTTCACCACGTCCTCAACCTTGACAGTAAACACTAGACGCGCCGCGGCTAGCGTCCGCTCAGTAATTCTTGGGAAGTCATCGTACTTCTCGTCATTCCACTCGACTCCGCTCGCCCACCCACCCAGTTCAGGCTGCTCCATTACGAGACCGCGAATCGCAGCACCGTAATAACCAGCGAGATCCTTTGCAGTCCGTTCATCTCTTGCGGCAACAATGGCGCCAATAGCAAGCAACCACCAAGCAGTAACTGCTCCGTCACCTTCCTGCATCGGATTGCGACCGGGACTGATCCCAGGAGAGATTACTGCTATGAACGGCATCCCTTCTTCAGGGTATCGAGTGAACTCGTTGATGATTTCCCAAGACTTCGGTTTAGTTATCTGTTCAGGTGTTAGACCTTCCTGCCGTTCGATGCGGGCAAGATAAGGAAGCATCTGGGCCTTCACATGAGCCAGCATGCTTCTTTCGACGAAACCACGAGTAACAAGAGGACTCTCAGGACCGTAGACAATACCTGAAGGATCAGTTGCACTCATAGTGCCGCCACTTCGCCTTTTAGTATGAACCACTGCACTTTCTTGACTATCAGCTTCCTTTCGGTTTCAGTTAGATCAATCGGCTTGCGCACTGGCATCTTCGCTGTACCGGACTGATGGAAGTGTCCATGCGGTACATCCGAACCGAAACGCATCCAAGTGTTCTCGATCTCTCGGATGTTGTGACTCGTACCTGACCGCGTTAGTGACCTATACAAACTCTCTGTGGCACGAAGGATCCATGGTTCCTGATTACGGTACGCCTTCTCCTGCACAGTCACCGGTGAAAGTTCAGGCCAACCGCCCGAACCGTGAGCACCTTCGGTGAGGAACTGCACGTCCTCAATCATCAGTAAGTCCTCGTAGACGCCACGCCAAAGAGGCTTAGCTCGAAGAGCACGCTCACCGAAGCGCAGCAAGTGCCTGGAGATCTGAACGTCTCCAAAGCAAATGATTTCTACTTTGACCGCACTAGCCATTACCACATAGTGTACCGCCACCAGTACGGATCTGGGTACCCTCCGCCGATTGTTGACCAGCCATCTGCTACTCCAACACCTCCGTCACTCGAACCATCCACATCGAGTTCTAGATCCTCAAGCAACTGCGTCAGCTTGGCGTTATACCTTGCCATCAGTTTATCGTACATGGAGTTAGCAATTACCGCCTGTTCAGGATAGTAACTCAACTCCACGTTCGCTGCCGCCAGATAAACGCACAGCACTTTCGCAGTATCAAAGTAGTCAGGATCAATGTCAGGGCCTATCAACCCGCTGATGTCACCAACAGCAGAGTCAATAAGGCCCGTGACATCGGTACCAGTAGGCAAAGTCTCGTCCGTGAAGTCACGCACTAGTTCGCCGTCTGAGTCTCTCGTCCGAGCGCGCAAAATAAGTGCGATATCTTGCACAGTCGGAGTGTAATCGGAGACCGGCATGAGATCACTCTCCTTGACTACTACGCCTCACCACTGTTTCGAGACCCATGACCACTCCCTTTCGAGGGTCATTGCCTGTCGCTGCTCCTTCAGCGGTAAGCAGTCGTGCTGCTGTCTCAGCGTCACCTTCCGACGCGTCGATCACTTCTTGGACCTTCGGACCTTTGTCCTTGATCCAGTTGATTAGCTCAGTGTCAGTCGCATCCCTGGCACTGAACTGAAGCTCCGTACCTGTTTCGTTCGGGACTTCTCTACCCGTTAGGATATTGATGTCCTGGTCGTCACGAAGGAAAGCGCGGAGTGTCATGCCACGGTGAAACTCTGGCGGCAACACTTCGATCACTTCGCCAACGAGTGCGGTGCGATCTTCAGCGATCACTTTCCCTGGTTCGTACGGATGCTCCATTTCGACACGGTACGGAAATGCTCGTACCGAGACAGTAACTCGCTTCAACTCCTTTCCCGAAAGGGACTGGCCGGCTTCTTCAACGACCACTCCGTGTCCTTTCGGTGGTTCCTTTTTAGCTGCCGTTGGCATGTTCGAGTCTCCCCTTAGATGTTCGGTCTGACTAGGTCAGGCCAGTTGCTTGCAGAATGGAGTACGGGTTGGTGACGTACATGACTGGACGAACACTCGTCTGTGACCACGTACGCTCCGTCTCCGGTTCGCGCCACGTCTCAGTGCCGAGTGGCTTCTCGACACGCATTTCACCGACTTGACCTTCCTGCACGAAGTAAGCCGTCCCAGCCGGCACACGGTTCGAAACGTAGAGGGTCTTGTTGATGAATTGCAGGAACTGGTTCAGCGACTGAGCACCATAGATGGTGGACATGGTCGCGTATTCCTGCGGGTTCATCAGGACGAGGTTGAACACCACTCCCAACTCGTCCTGCTCAGCGAGCAGATCCGCTTGCGCAAAGTCACGCAGCGGGTACTGCTGAGCGGTGCTGGCGTTCGTACCGGCAGTCACAACCGCGCTCCAGCTGCGACCGACGAACGTACGGTTGAACGCAGTAACTGCGGCGTTCATTTCTGCAATCGCCCGAGCGTTGATCTTTCGGACGATGGTGTTTCCCACCTGACGCATGAGTCGAGTGAACAGGATGGTGTTGTTCCTGTCCCTTGCCTCGTCGGTGATGAACACCTTGCCGCCCCACTTCTCCACGGAAGCGACTTTCGGAATGAGCTGGACACCGGTGAGGATTGGGAACTCCGCACCAGGAGCAACTCGCTCAACGTCGCGAGCAGCGTACAGCTCGTTCCATGTTGCCTGATCGTAGATCACCGCACCACCAGTGACACCGCCGGCGGATGCGAAGATCCGGTCTGCGATGAAACGCTGGAGTGTGAGATCCATAATCATGCGAGTGATTCGCGTGGGCTGATTGAGCATCATGTCCACGGTAATCAGAGTACCCGCAACGGTCGGAGGACCGAGAGGATGCGAGTATGGCGCTTCGGTGTTTGGCGGTGGTCCTACTGCCTGCACCGCAACGCCAACGTCATTCGCTGCGGCAAGCTGCGCCGCTTCGAACCTTGCTGCAACCCTGCGGCCGGCGACCACTAGGTGTCTGTTTGTCTTCTGCACGTTCATCACTCCTTTCTAGTTGTAGAGCACAATCTGTGCAGGAGAACCGGACGCGCAGTCGTCGATGGCTAGTCCAGCAGCCTTGCCTGCCGCGAGAGGGATTGCGTTCCCAGCCGCGTCTGACTGAACTTCCGTGCCAGCCGTGAGTGCTGCACCGGCGATCACCGGAACGATGTGGTTGACGCGCCAAACCTGAACTAGGTTTCCCTGAAGCGCGTCGTAAGCAGCCACACCGAACACCTTCGCGCCGGCACCAGCAGTGGCAACCGAGACGTTACCACCAACGATTGCGTCGGTGACACCTTCTCTTGGGTTACCGTGCTGCCTTGCTGCGGAGATGGCGACGAAGGTCTTGCTCACCACGTTTGCTGTGCAGAAGCAAGTAAGTTCATCGGCATCTTCATAGTAGGGCGTTGCGAGCCCTGGACTCATCAGTCACCTCCTTGAACAATCATCGGAGTGGGGACGTTGCCCGCCTGAATTGGCCCTGTCGACTTGATACGGTGACGCTCCGCAGCAGTCAGCCAGCCTTCGTCGTAGGCAGACGCGGCAGCCGCTCCTTCAACTGTCTCGTCCTTTCCAGTGCCAGCGGTACCGCGTGCCTCGACAGGCACCAGTCCTGGTGCAAGCGAGTCGATCAAGCCGCGAGTACCTTCGGGATCGGCCTTCCATGCCTTGAGGTAGTGCTCCTTCCTCGACGGCGGGAACTTGCCCGCCTTGATTGCAGTCACAATGAAGTTGTCGCGCTCCGTGTCGCGAGTCTTCGCTGCGAGTTCGGCTCCTTGCCTTGCCTGACCAGCAACTTCCTCCCAAGTCGCCTTGTCAACGACGATGGTGCCTTCCGGCAGTTGCATGGCGTTCGACTGAGGAATGCGTCCTGCTTCCTCGGTGCTGGTGATTGCTTCGGCCGGCGGACGGGCACCGTTTCCGTTTCCTTCGGCACTTGCCGCCGCCGTCTCCGGCTTTGTCTCTTCTTTCTTCTCCGGCGCTGACGGAGAGGCACTGCTGGCCTGAATAACCACCCGAGCGACCGTGGCGTCGTCTGCGTCGTCTGGTAGTTGTTCAGGAGTCAGACCGAGCCTCTCGCGCAACGCTGCGGCTTCCTCGGGAGTCATACAGCCTCCTGGTCGTGATTCCGCGCGAACTGTGTACGTCGCATAAGCCGGTTGTTTTTGAGCTGAAGCAGCAACTGAAGCGCGAAGTTCAACTGACGCTTTGGCTACCGGCTGATCGACGTACTGGATCTTGACAGGAATGGCGTCACCAAATTCAACTTCACCATCGGTGTCACCACTGGTCATAAATGGTACTCGGTATAAGCCTCCTTCATCGTCATCGACGATCAGTTCATTGGGGTCAAAGTAGATGGCGCGAATCCACCACCACATCTGGGTGTTTTCCAGCGAGTCATAATAACCACGCCGGACATCGTCCAGGTTTGCTTGTGCCTGAACTCCACTCGCGCCGATTGAAGCTGCAATGCTGTCGGGCGGATCTTCGCCAAGAGTGCTATACGCACCACGAAGCGACGCCTTCGCAGCACTAAGTGCCGCGTCGCAACCATCCTTGACTTGACCGACCCGACCAGCCGCAGCGTGAACACCGTTTGAGTTCAATGTTCCATCCGGTTCTCTGATCGGTAGTGAATAACGTTCCTTCGCTGGTTTTGAAGTCCAGTCGTCGCTGCACTTCCCGCGGTCATAGACGCAAGCTCGGGCGTACTGGTCATCAGTGTAGTCCGAGTCAGAGAAGTTTGACCACGGAGTATCACTGACCGCCATGATTCGCTGGGAAGTTCGGAGACCGCCGAGTTCGAACAGATCGCAAAGACCTCCAGCTGAAACTGGTGTCATTTGGCACCAGAGACAAACGCCGCCAGCGAACCCGCCGCAAACGCTGCAGCACTCTTCTTCAGTTCCAGTTCGGTAATTCGGCGGTCCTTGACCTTCCTCTTCACTTGTCTGTGCTTTGATCGTTCGCGGCTTGGAACCGCGAATCACCGACATAGGTTCACCCTCTTTCGCTTCAAGTACAGTGACATTCTCTGGACCTTCCTCACTGAACAGAATAGGAAGATCATCCAGAGTTGTCACTCCTGGTCCGATGACGCCGAGCATTGCGACGGCATCCACCACGAGCGACCACTTGTGTCCTGTAACTGTTTCTACGTCGAAGTTTCCTTCAATCGACCGCGACGGATAAGCAGTCGAGACAATGGAAGCGAACCACTTAGGAACACCGACTATGTCGCCGTACACCGTCTGACCGTTATCGCCAAGACGCAAGTTCTGCCAAGATCCAAGCGACGGTTCACCATCGAGTACATCTCCGTCCGGAGTAACTCGGGCATTGAAGCGAGGATCTGTGTGACCAATCTTTGTTCTTGGAGTATGGATTGCAGGATCGTCCTGACTTGCGACCAAGTCCTGAAGATGTCTCTCGGTGAACGTAATCAAGCCAGTGCTCGTGGGATAATCAATCCCTGTACTGACCATCGCCACGTTCGGAACTGTTACCAGCTCGCTGATTCCTGGCGCAGTCATCGTCTTCGCCAGAATCGCTTTACCGACTCTGCGGCTGTCAAGCTGAATATGCACCGGAAAAATCACTCCTTTACTCCAAGGTCGCTACAGATTCACCGTATACTGCCACCAGAGTACCTCGGCAGCGAGATCCTCCAGCGCAGTCCACGAATCCACCGGACGGGTAATGGCCTTCAGCGTCGTCAAGCGAAATAAACTGGGTTCCATCCTCAGCGATGCACTCAGTACAGGTGTTGCTGTCCAGAATTTCACTAGCATAGATCGCTTGCGGTTCTCCGTTCGCCATCGTCGCTCGCCGACCACTGTTCATCGCCGCAGTGAGAGCACCGCCCAATTGGTCAGACACGTACGTCGGTGTCATGGTAATCAAGTCTGCCTTGACCTTATCCGCTATTTGCGCACCGGACAACGTTCCACCAGCGTATCGAATTGCTCTCGACCGAGCAGCAGAAGAAAGTGTGTTCGCAAGAAAGGCATCCATGACTTGCGCTCGGTTCCTTTGCGAGTTACTCAAGGCTGTCAGATCAGGCAACTGTACTGTAGTTCCCTGACGCGCTGCTTCATTCTGCGCGTCGTGCGCACCCTGCACAGCGATGTTACTCATCGAAGTGAACACCATGTCTTCTAACGCTGGATCTGCCTGCACTTCGTTGAGTAGATCAAGGTCGTTACCAGCCGAAACGATCTGGTCGTGTAAGTCATCTATCTGACGGAGCTGACCGGGACGTACCGACACCACCAGTTGGTCACGATGCTGTTGCCAAGTGAGATCCATTTGGCGCCAATCTACAGCAGCTTGGATCTCATGTTGATACGGATTGCGCCTAAGCGGCCGGTCAGGCAGTGACACAGGGGAGCCTGCCACTTGCGCCTGAACCGGCCGCTCGCTCTTCCTACTACCATGCACCGGAACGTCAGACATTGGTCCTTCGCCAGCAGGTGACGAATCGGAAGGCGCGTTTCCGCTTCCATCACCAGGAGGCCATGGCTCGGAACCGCCTGGCGCCGGCAATGCTGGTTTCGGAAGTCCTGGAGTGCGAGCAGGCAAACCGTACCGCTCACGAATCGCGTTCTCTAGTTCAGGATCCATGGTGATAGCACCACGTTCAACGAGCCACGCGAATTCACGGCCGGTAAAGGCGCTGTCAGGGTTACGTGTATAAACAAGTTGCGGTGTCGCATCAGCTTCTGGATCTACATTCCAGTCCCACCAGTTCTCGATCACACTGGCGGTGAACGTAGCGCAAAGCCAGTTCGCCATTTCGTCAATAGCGTCGCTGAAGAAGTCAATGAACTCGGAACCAAGGGCACGACTCCCTGTCTCTGTCTGTCCTAGCTGCATAAACATTGCAAGCCATGCCCTAGCCATTTCCTCGTTATCCATACGAATGCTCGCTATGGTGTCAGGCAATGACCCTGTGGTACCGACCAGTTTCACATTGGTCCCATTAGGGACTGCGCCTCCCGAAGTGTCCCCTGCTCTTAGCTTCCGCATGAGCATGTCAAGTCTTAGAAGCGAAGCACCACCCATACCAGGCGGTGCCTCAGCGATAGGAATACCGATTCCATTTCGCTCTTGTTTCTGAGCGTCCACACGAAGCAGACGGTCCTTACGAAGCCAATTTCGGTAACAAGCACGACACATCGAGCGCCCTGTCCAGTTCGCACCCTCCATCATCCAAGCGTACCAAGTGGTTCGGTCCGCAGGAATCATCTGCGTAGTGAACACCTGCTTGAACCCCATCAGCTCGCCGTGAGCGTCGATGCTGATTTCCGAAATAGTTTCCGGTGGCCGTGGCGCCAACTTGGTCAGATGCCAAAGATCATCGTCACCAATCTCACCAACCTGTTCGAACGCGTAGTGGCCCATAAGCAGTGCGACTAGTGCGTCTTGCAAGTGCTTAGCAAATTGGAACCGCTTACGGTACCTACCTTGCGGCAGTGGCTCCAAATGCTTGACGTTGAGACTCAAGTCTTTTGCTAGTTCGAGCACCATCTTGGGATCACAACCGTTAGGATCCAACAACCAGTGGTAACGGCGCAACGGCAATGAAGTTCCGAGATAAAGACCTTGGATTTGAGCATCATGGCGCATGTCTGAGTACGTCTGAATACTCTGCGGCCACTGAAGTGCTGGTGACTTCTCAAGATAATCAGTAACGAAGGTTGACCAGCCAGGGACGGAAGTTGTCCATAGACTTGGACTGCCGATTTCGTCCGTCGGCGGAGATGTCGCTAAAGTCTGTTGTCCGCCCCAGAAGTCACGTTGGGCCAGATCGAATGAACCAATACTCATATCAATCCACCCTTCATGTGTCATCAATCGTGTCGAGCTCGTTAGCAGTAATCCGCATCAAGGCATTCACCTGTCGAGTCAATGACTTGACTTGAGCAGCCAGCTGCGCATTGGTTGGTGAAGAAAGTCCCATGAAGTTTGCGTTACTATTCCGAGCACCCTGCATTTTGCCAACCAGCGTCTTACGGTTGACATCTGTTACCGGTTCGGAGAACGTAGTCCCATCATAAGTCCAACTGGCTGCCGGCATCGGATCAATGCCAGTGACATCGACCCACTCGTAACCTTCGCCAACTGGAGCCATCTCTGCTTCACCGGGTCCTGGATGGATCATCTGCACAGTACCAGTTTCCGTATTCAGCAGTGCCCAGACTTTCATCACTGTGCCCATAGTTTGCCTTCGATCCATAGGTGCGTTGGCGCGGTATAGTATTGCCAAGTACCGCCACTAATCGAGAAGCCGGGAGTAATTGTGTACGCCGTCCCAGCGGCTAACCGGAAGATGCGCTGAAAGGTGCGACCCTCGTATGTCTGTACCGCACTATGCTGGGAGATAACTGGACCGCATATTGCGGCTCCTCCCGCTCCGATGCCGTCCTGGTCACCGAGATTGAGAGTCATCGTCAGCTGCGCGTAGTGGTAGTTCGCGTCGATCTTCACGACGTTAGCGCACATGAAGTTGACTTCCCAGAAGCAGGGAATCGTTGGTGTAACGCTAATCGTCAGCGGACCAACAGTGCCATCACCGATAGGTCCACTGGCCGTGATCTGGTTGTACGCGACAGCTTTCCCAATATTCCGTTGAATTCCGAGTATCGTGCCACCCGGTCTAGTGTCGGAAAAGACATTCCAAGTCCTTCCCGCCGAATAGAAGATCAGCACCAACGTCGGGCCAAACGCATTGGTCGGAGTTGTCAGTGACCCACCTGCACCAGACGAGACACCGTCCCGGTAAATGAGGTCGCCAGTACTAGCTTGAACAATCATCTGGCCACCCTGAATACCAACCATCGTTCCGTTCGCAGGATTTGGTGGCAGGATAACCGTGAAACCGGTGTTCTGTGGTATTACCAGTTCGAACGGATTGGATTGGCGACTAGCAGTCGTCTGCAAGATCGGTGTAAGTGCTTGCCCCATTCCTGCTGGTCCTTGCGGGCCAACTGGACCAGACGCCATGTTGGTAATTGACTCGGTGTCGAACTCGATGTTGGCGAGCGAGAGATAGCCCGGTGCACCGGTCGAGGTAGCTGACACCAAAACCTCGCCAGTCGAATACACATCTACCCTTGCGTGGATTCCGCTGTTGGAGTCACACGCGAAGATGGGCTGCGTCGGCGGACGATAACCAACCGGCAGCGTGAACACGTACGTCCCGACTGCCCCTCCCTTTACTAGTCCCCTCAGTTTCACCTTGCCATCAGGGAACTTGCGGAAGCCTGCCTGTGGGAATGGCGCGCCGTAGTGCGTCCAACTATTTTGGAACGCGGGTTCACCAGAGTTGCCGACCGTGTGCCACGTGTCCATCGTCTGCATTCCAGCTGTGGTTTTCCAGTTTTGGTCAACCCAAGCTCCTGAGATGCGCGTAAACACTTCACCATCAGATGCCCGTACCGCCATGTCACGGTCAAGTTCGTTCAGGAATGTTCCAACAGCAGGAGTACCAGCACCGGTGTATGTATACCAGTTTGAACCGCGTTGTCCTTGTGGTCCTGGCCCAGCTGTAATCAGTACTACCGACATAAACGTTTGCAGCGGCCCGGTGACAATGGTGGCTGTCTGAAAGTTGATGTAGGCGTACAGCTCGATGTAGTCGCCCGCGTTCATCGGCACGGTGTCCGCAATCGGCACAGAGCCGTAGTTTTGGACAGCCGGGCAATACTGCGGATCGCTCCAGGTCGCGCCGTTCTTCCAGATTCCCGCGATCAAGTAGGTGTACGTACCAGTCGCGCTGAGGCCATAGCAGATTGCTCCGCTGACCTGATATGTACCTGCAGTCGGAGCAACGAACCGACCGTTAGCAACATTGAATAAGTTGGCACTGGAGTCGTAGGTCTGTGTGTCGAGCGGAACCTTCGTCCACGTCGCAGCCGGGACGCTCAGCGCCGCAGCGCGATAGGCACGAGCAGAAGTAATCGGTGCTGTCGAGCGATTCGTGTACGCCTGGTCAACCCATGCGCCACTGACGCGCTGGAACATTTCACCGTCAGTTTTGCGAATAGCCCAGTCACCATCGAGTTCACCGACGAACGTACCAGCAGCAGGAATGCCGACACCATCTCCT